TCTCGTTTGTCTATTGAAAAAGAACGTGTTCGCATGTCCAAGTCTCGTGTTGAACAGCCTGTTCAGGAAGTGCAACAGCCACAACCGCAACAGGCACAGCAACCCCAGCCACAACAACAGCTTGACCCAAAGCTTGTATCTTGGATGGGAAAGAACGATAACTGGTTCAACAAAGATTTAGTTATGACTCGTGGGGCGCAAGCCATCCATGAAACACTGGTAGCATCAGAGGGTTATGACCCTGCCAGTGATGATTATTATTCGGAAATTGATAAGCGTATGCGCCAAGAGTTTCCTCATAAGTTTCAGTCGCAGCGGCAGAACGCCCAGTCAGTTGCGCCTGCGTCCTCTGGACGGTCCATAAAATCAGGGCGGAAAAAATCGGTGGAATTAACGCCGGGTCAAGTAGCATTTGCCAAGAAGATGAATATTCCTCTTGAGCGTTATGCGAAAGAAGTAGCAAAGCTGGATAGCAGGAGTTAAATATGACTGACCGCGCAAGCCGGGATTCGCAAACCCGTGAAAAAACAGCGAGAGTAGATGCGTGGAAGCCACCTTCAACACTTGAGGCTCCAGAGGCCCCGGTTGGCTTTAAACACCGCTGGATTCGTGAATCCGTCATGGAATACGATGACCGCAACAACGTCCATAAGCGCCGCCGTGAAGGTTGGGAGCTTGTAAGGGCGGAAGATTACCCTGAATTTGATGCACCTGTCATTGACGATGGAAAGAACGCTGGCGTAATCGGCGTTGGTGGTCTGGTTTTAGCCAGAATACCTGAAGAGATTGTGGAACAACGTGACGCCCACTATAGGCAGGTCACTGAAAATCAAATGGAAGCTGTAGATAGAGATTGGATGCGCGAAAGCAATGCCGCAATGCCAAAGCTTTCTCCACAGCGGAAAAGTTCTGTCTCGTTTGGTTCAAAAGGGCCAAACAATTCTTAAACTCTTAGACTCTTAAAGGAGTTAAATCATGGCTAATAAAGATGCCGCTTTTGGTCTACGCCCTGCGCGTATGATGAATGGCTCTGCCTTTATGAACCAGCAAAACCGCTACCGTATCGCTTCTGGTGCTACAACAGCAATTTTCCAGGGAGACCTCGTTGAGACTCTCACTGCTGGAACAATTGGTGTTAAAGCAGCAGGCGAATCAGATGCGGCTCTTGGTGTGTTCAATGGCTGCCGTTACACTGACCCAGTTTCTAAAAAAGAAACATTCTCAAACTTCTACCCTGGCTCAATTGCCGCTTCAGACATTGAAGCATTCGTAATTGATGCTCCAGACGTAGTTTACGAAATCCAAGGCAATGCGGCATTCCCTGTCGCAGATTTGTTTGGTAACTTTGACATTGTTAAAGGTACTGGCGATACTGCCTCTGGAGGCTCACGCGATGAAATTGGCGTTTCAACTGGAGCGACAACAAACACTCTTCCTCTAAAGGCGATTGATATTTCTCAAGACCCAGAGAACAGTGATGTTGGCTCTGCAAACACAAATGTCATGGTCGTAATCAACAACCACTTGCTGTCCCCAGGCACAGCGGGCTTGGCATAAGGAGAAATAGATAAATGGCTATTTCAAGAGCACAGCTAGTTAAAGAACTAGAGCCAGGCCTGAACGCATTGTTCGGCATGGAATACGACCGCTATGACGCGGAACACGCAGAAATCTACGACACAGAATCATCAGACCGTGCGTTTGAAGAAGAAGTGATGCTCGTTGGTTTCGGAAATGCACAAACTAAGTCAGAAGGTGCAGGCGTAGCTTTCGACAACGCTTCTGAAGCATACACAGCTCGTTACTCACATGAGACAATCTCATTGGCTTTCGCGCTTACAGAAGAAGCAATGGAAGATAACCTGTATGACCGTCTTGGTGCCCGTTATACACGCGCACTAGCACGTTCAATGGCACACACAAAGCAAGTTAAAGCTGCTGCAACACTGAACAATGCGTTCGACAGTAACTTTGCTGGTGGTGATACTAAGGAGCTTTGCGCTACCAACCACCCACTTGCTGGTGGCGGAACATTCCGCAATGAGCCATCAACTGCGGCTGACCTCAACGAAACATCACTTGAGAATGCTCTAATCGACATCTCAACATTCGTTGATGAGCGTAACATGATTATCGCCCTTCGCGGTATGAAGTTAATCGTTCCACCACAGCTACAGTTTGTTGCTGACCGTCTTCTTGAGTCTACACTTCGTGTAGGAACAGCAGACAACGATGTGAACGCAATCCGCAACATGGGTATGCTGCCAGAGGGTTACACAATTAACCACTTCCTGACAGACCCAGATGCGTTCTTCATCAAAACAGATGCGCCAAACGGCTTTAAGCACTTTGAGAGTACTGCGATGACTACAGGCATGGAAGCTGACTTCGATTCAGGCAACATGCGCTTTAAAGCTCGTGAGCGTTATAGCTTTGGCTATTCTGACCCACGCGCAGTGTTTGGTTCACCAGGCGCATAAAGCGAACAACTGTTCGGAAAGGGGCGGCTTTTCAGCCGCCCTTTTTTGTTGTATAGTTAATTATCCCTGACAGTCGCATGGTGCGGCTGACATTAGCCACGACAGGAGATAATCATGGCGAACACTACTTTCTCTGGTCCAATTAAGGCCGGAACTATTAAGAATACAACAGGCACAACAGTCGGAACTGATGTCGCAAATGTCGGTCAAGTTGTTATGGCCCAAACATTTTCAGCAGACCTATCTGGTGGCGCTCTAGCCGCTCAAGTTACTAATGTTGTTATTCCTGCAAATTCTCAGATTATTGACTGCGTAATTGACATTATTACAGCAGCAAGTGGCGCAACCAACCTTAGTATCGGTGACACTGTAGGTGGTGCAGCTACAATTCTGAACACTTTTGCATCTGGAACAGACGCTGGTCGAGTCTACCCAACAACACAAGCTGGCGCTGCGTTAGCTTGGCAAGACACTGGCACAACAGACATTCGTTTGACTGTAACTGCTTCTGCTGCAACAAGCGCAGGTCTTGTTCGTTTTACAATACTGTACCAGCAGAATAATAACCTCGCATAGTAGGAGGCTCTAATGGCAGGTCCAATAAAAGCCCATTCAGTTGCCGCCACAGGTGATGTCGGAGCAGCTAGAGCTAGACTACGCTCTGTTGGTTGTTATATAGCATCAGGTGTTGCCAGCTTCACTATTAAAAACGGTAGTGCTACTGGAGAAACCCTTCTGACGCAGACGTTTCCTACTGGATACAATGAAGTATATATTCCCGATGATGGCATTCTTGCCACTGAGGGGGTTCATGTTTCAGCAATCAGCGGAAGCACAACATTGACTATTATGCTGTCATAAAATGGCTGGCAATGAAGTCAAATCACTTCATAGGCATTCCTCTGCTAGTTACATTGCTGGCAGAGGACGCCTTATGGGTTTGGTTGTCACTCATAAAACGGGAACAACTGGTGATATTATAATTTATGACAACACTTCTGCTAGTGGAGATGAGATTCTAGAGGTGGATGAGACAACCACAGGAACTATATCTATAAACATTCCTGGTGACGGCATACTGTATTTTACAGGACTATATGTAAGCATGCCAAGCAATACATCCGTAACGATATTTTATCAGCAGGGATAATTATGGCTCGTAAAAAAGAAAGTCCAATTCGCAAGACTACCAGCAAGGGCGGTAATTATCGCAAAACCAAAGATGGTGCTGGTATGACAAAAAAAGGCGTTGCGGCTTATCGTAAGGCTAATCCTGGCTCTAAATTAAAAACAGCAGTAACAGGTAAGGTCAAAAAGGGTTCAGCGGCAGCAAAGCGCCGTAAATCGTTCTGCGCTCGTAGCGCTGGTCAAATGAAGAAGTTTCCTAAAGCGGCAAAAAACCCTAATAGCCGCCTCAGACAAGCGAGGCGTAGATGGAAATGCTAATGAAAATATTGTTAAGTATTCTGGGGTTCTTTAGTGCCCTAGCTATTCCATTTATTGGATGGGTGGGAATCAGTATAGTTGATTTGAAGGTTGATGTTGCAGAGACTCACGGCAAGGTTGCCGCTAACTACGAAATGATAAGACCAATGTGGGAAGAGTTTTTATCGGAGAAAAGTGTTGCCAATCTCGCGCTCTCAGACATCAAAACAAATAAGTAACCCAGGAGGCAAGAAGATGCCAAAAGATGCTTGTTATAAAAAAGTAAAGGCTCGCTATAGAGTGTTTCCAAGCGCTTATGCATCAGGTGCCATTGCAAAGTGCCGAAAAGTTGGAGCTAAAAACTGGGGAAATAAATCAAAACCTAAGAAACTTCGTGGTGGCGGTATTGTCATGCGTGACAAACCAACAAAGATGTTGTGACAGAATGGCTGTTAGGAAAACAAAGGCTGGACTTGCTCTCAAAAGATGGTTCAAAGAGGACTGGAAAGATATACGCACGGGGAAATCGTGTGGCAGAGGCAAAGGAAGTAAACGGGGTACTCCATATTGTCGCCCCTCTAAGAGAGTATCTTCTAAGACCCCAAAAACCTCCAAAGAGATGACTGCTTCTGAAAAACGTAGTAGAATAAGCCAGAAGAAGAAGATTGGACAGCCAGCAGGCAAGCCTCGGCGCGTCAAACCCTTGAAGAGGAAGAAATAATGACCGTCTCAGGCTCAACAGATTTTGAACTAGATGTAGCTGAATACATTGAAGAAGCTTTTGAGCGTTGCGGCCTAGAGGTGCGTACAGGGTATGATTTAAAGACTGCAAAACGCTCTTTGAACCTTCTATTCGCTGATTGGGCCAATCGTGGCTTGAACCAGTGGA